ATAAATAAAATTGCATATACTGTATAAACATTACGGTATGTGAATAGGCACATACAATACTAACAAAGGCACATATAGGAGAAAATAATGGCATCTTTGGCAGAAATTAGAGCAACACTAAAATCACAAGAATCACGCAGTGAGCGTACAGGCGGCGGCGACAACGCAATCTTCCCACATTGGAATATCCCAGAAGGCACAACGACAGCAGTTCGTTTCTTGCCAGATGGCGATCCGAACAACACATTTTTCTGGGCTGAAAGGCTTATGATTCGTTTACCTTTTAATGGTATTAAGAATGATATGAACAGCAAGCCAGTAGTGGTACAAGTACCATGTGTTGAGATGTGGAACGAGACTTGTCCAGTACTAAGCGAAGTGCGTGGTTGGTTCAAAGACTCGTCACTAGAAGAAATGGGACGCAAGTATTGGAAGAAGCGTAGTTACATCTTCCAGGGATTTGTAAACGAAAACCCACTTCAAGAAGATACACCTGAGAATCCAATTCGCAGGTTTGTTATCTCACCAAGCATCTTTAACTTGATTAAAGACGCACTAATGGATCCGGATATTCAAGAAATGCCAACAGATTATACTGCTGGTTTGGATTTCCGTATCACAAAAACCACTAAGGGACAGTATGCAGATTACAGCACAAGTAAATGGGCTCGTAAAGAAACTGCACTAACTGAAGCACAAATGGCTGCTATTGAAACACATGGCTTACATACACTTAGTGACTTCCTTCCTAAACGACCTACTGAAGTAGAATTACAGTGCATTAAAGAGATGTTCGAAGCAAGTGTAGATGGACAGCCCTACGACGTTGAACGTTGGGGGCAGTATTATCGTCCATATGGTATTGACGCTCCAGCAGGTTCCTCAACCTCTAGTACGTCTACTGCAACGGCAGCGCCAGCTACCCCAGCACCTGCTCCGGCAGCAACTCCTTCACCAATCGCAGCGGCTCCTGCTCCTGCTCCACAAGTTGAAACTGTGGCAGCACCAGCGGCAGCACCTGAAGGTGAAAGCAAGCGGGCAGAAGACATCCTTGCGATGATCCGTAACCGCCAATCATAAGGCTAAGTAAGGGCGAGCAAGCAATTGCTCGTCCATTCTATTCAGGAAGGAAATTTCAATGGCAAAGCCGTTTGACGTAAGCAAATTTAGAAAAGACATTACAAAAAGCATTGATGGATTAAGCATTGGCTTTCACGATCCAACAGATTGGATCAGCACAGGAAGTTATGCACTTAACTATCTTATTAGTGGAGACTTTCATCGTGGTGTGCCTATGGGCAAAGTTACAGTGTTTGCTGGAGAATCAGGTGCAGGCAAGAGTTACTTTGCAAGTGGCAACATTGTACGACATGCACAAGAGCAAGGCATCTTTGTTGTACTAATCGACAGTGAGAACGCACTGGACGAAAGTTGGCTACAAGCACTGGGTGTTGACACAGATGAAAGCAAACTGCTTAAACTAAGCATGAGCATGATTGATGACGTTGCTAAAACTATCAGTGTGTTTATGGCAGACTACAAAGCAATGGCAGAAGAAGATCGCCCAAAGGTACTGTTTGTACTTGATAGTTTGGGCATGATGATGACACCTACAGATGTTGATCAGTTTAACAAGGGTGATATGAAAGGTGATATGGGTCGTAAGCCTAAGGCATTGACTTCACTTGTTCGTAACACAGTTAACATGATTGGTAGTTACAATGTGGGTATGGTGTGTACTAACCATACATACGCTTCGCAGGATATGTTTGATCCAGATGATAAGATCAGTGGTGGACAAGGCTTTATCTATGCAAGTAGTATTGTTGTAGCAATGCGTAAACTAAAGCTCAAAGAAGATGCAGATGGCAACAAAGTAAGCACAGTACAAGGCATTCGGGCAGCATGTAAAGTTATGAAAACACGTTATAGTAAGCCGTTTGAAGCAGTACAAGTTAAGATTCCTTATGAAACAGGTATGGATCCATACAGTGGATTGCTTGACTTGTTTGAAGCAAAAGGATTGCTTACAAAGCAAGGCAATCGTCTAAAGTATGTAACTGCAGCAGGTGAAGAAATGCTGGAGTTCCGCAAAGGATGGACAGGTGATAAACTTGAAGCAATCATGCAGGACATTAGTAATGCAGATGGACTAAGTATTGATGATATCGCGGATGCAACAATTACTGCACCAAATGGTGATGTAGTTGATCCAGAAACAGGCGAAGTATTAGAGGAAAACAATGAGTGATGTTGAAGTTGTAATTGACGCTTATAAGATTCTTAAAGAGTATATCCCGGCAAAGGATAGACAGTTAGCAAGCGATCATTTTGTAGAAGATATGCAAGAGATTCTTGATGAACAAGACTTGTATAAACTTGGTGGTGTAGACAAATACCTCAAAGCAAGCGTTAAAGACTTGCTTGGAGAAGAGGACTTCGAAGTCGAAGAAGATGAGTATTGAGCCAATACTACAACAGAATTGTAAATGACTTAGGTGCTATTCCAAGTTTCATTAATTACTATGAAAGTGAACTGGAAGAAGCAAAGCGTGAGTGTCATGTTAAAGGTATTGTAGAGCGTAATATTACTGCACTACCAGGTATCACTGAGCATCGTTTCAATCAACTACAAGAGATTGAAGCGGTGCTTAACTACCTCAACATACAATTACGCAAGATTAGACGCAAGCACTTTCAGAAGTATTTGGAAGGATATGCTAGAGCGTTAACAAGTCGTGATGCTGAAAAGTATGTAGATGGCGAAGATGAAGTCATTGACTTTGAAACTATTATCAACGAAGTTGCATTACTACGCAACAGATGGCTAGGCATTATGAAAGGCTTGGACACTAAACAGTGGCAAATGGGGCACGTTGTTCGTTTGCGCACAGCAGGCATGGAAGATATTAGAATTGACTAACATGACACTAGGTGAACAAACGCTGGAGTATCTCAATCAGTTTGATGACTTTAAGCGCAGTATCAAACATATGGCTGACTTGGGATGCGGCAATGGATCGCATTTGGAGTATTGGGCAAACATGCGTGAACTGCTAGAAGATGGTACAGAAGGTCGTTATTTAGACTTTAATTGTGTGGGATTCGATTTAGATTGTGAAAAAATTATTCCACAACGAAAAAATATAAAATATAAAAACTTTGACCTTAATATTGATAATATTATGTGGAGTGTAAATTTTGATGTTGTTTGGTGTCACGATGTTATGCAGTATATCTACAGTCCACTGGAGTTTTTAGGGCGTGTTAATCGTGCAATGAGCTTGGGAGGCATGTTTTACTTGAGTGTACCAAGTACTGTTAATGTATTACAGCACAGATTTCAAAATTATACACCTGCACAGCATTACAATACATTCACTGTAACACAAATACTTTATATCCTAGGACTAAACGGCTTTGACATTAAAGATTACTATTTGCAAAAACGCAAATATGAGGACATTATTCAAGTAGTAGTTTATAAGGAAAGAGATCCGCTACCTTATACTACAACTTGGTATAGTATGGTAGAACAAGGCTTTGTAAACGCAAACATGGAAGAAATAATCATGCGAAACGGAGTGCTAGAAGATCAAGGATTAGTGACTACTTGGTTAGATGGCACAGTGCAAGATTACAGATGGCACACATAAGTCACAAAAAAAGCAGCGTTTCCGCTGCTTTTTTATTATTCTAAATTTAAATTAGAATTTTACTGCAAGACCAATTGCTGTAGTCTTTTCACTAGCAGTCTTGTCATCTGTTGTATTTTCAGCAAATGCAACTAGACCTGGTGCTACAGTATACTGTGCACCAAATGTAATCTCATCACTTGAAACTGTACCAGCTGATTCTGCTTTCATTGTTTCAACGCCAACCATAAGTGCACCAATTGAATATGTTGCGCCCATTGTAGTTGTGTCTGTGTCAACGTCTGCTGCAGTTGTTGCTGTATGCACTTCGTATGCAAGACCGATTGGGCCTAGTGCACCAGTTACATTCATAAGCAGTTCTTCTGAATCATCAGCATTTTTCATCTGACCTGCACCAACAGTTGCAACCTTACCAATAGCATATGTACCACTGTAAGCATAGCCTTCGCCTGCTGATGTGCCATAGTCACTACCAGTTGCATTACTGATGTTAAGTGTTAGACCTGCGATAGGTGATAGACTTAGGATTGCTGAATGGTCTGTGCTTGGTGAACCATTGCCCAATACATATGTAAAGTCTGTCTTATCGTCAATTGCGTCAAGCGCACTGTTTACGTCACCGAGGCCAAGTTTAAACACATCATTACTAATATTAATACTGTTGCCGCCATCATCTTCACCGTTGTGGTTGATGTTAAAGTCTGCACCAAATGTTAAGCCTGTGTCTGTTGTAGTTTTTGCTACAAAGTTAATATCACCATCCATCGCTGTTGATGTTGTTCCGTCATTGTCCTGGTATGACCATTCCATGTCGCCGCCGATGGTTACATCAGCCATAACAGGTGTTGTCAATACTGCGAGTAGCGCAGTAGTTGCGAGTAGTCTTTTCATTGTCTTAGATTTCCTTTTGGGGGTTAGTTTACAGCTTTTCTATACGCTGCGTTTTCTTATCATTATGCTTGCAAAAAGGTGTATTACACGAATAGCTTGGCGAAAACATAACAAGGTTATTTATAATGTATTATACTTAAAAGTTATGTTAAATGCAAATAATTCTCATCTAGAGGTGTTTCTTTTACAACAGTGTTGCAAATATGCAACACTATAGTTTTGCTCTAATACGATTCCATTGCACACTAATTTCATCAGCAAACCATTCTGTATATGTCATACGATTTAGCCAGTTGTGTCTGTCAGGCTTGCTTAACCATGAATCCATCTTACTGCCTACTTCATATGCTAAACTTGATTCACTAACTACTGCAGGTACCCCATGTATAACGCTAGTAATGCCAGCGTTGCTGCTATGACTAACAGTAAAGTGTGTGTGCTTGAGCATGTGTTCTAAATCAAAACTGTCATAGGTTTGTTGCACATGCTTGGGTATGTTCCAAGTGACACCTTGCTCTTTATACCACTGCATATCGCATGCTCAGTGTAGCGACTCTCTTTAGCGAGGATGACTGCGAACAACTATGGGCTTGTCTGAGACCTTGCGTATCTCTGCAATGGTGTTGCGATAGTAAGTGTCCATATCAGGCATGTTGCACCACTGTTCACTGTGTCCATGCTGTCCACATATTAGTACATACTCGCCATCCTGCTTCCAAGGTTGTAGTATGATGCCAAACTTTTTTACTCTGTCGCCGGGCATGTAAGCATCCACGGCAAAGTCTGCATCTCTGTTGATCCCGTTTATACCCAACTTCCAAGTTGTGTTGCGTATAAGCCCGCCCACTTCTATGACAATGACTGGCTTGTTCTGTGCGCGGTAGTGATCCCATACTCGTTTGTTAGCACCCATCTTACCATACCACAGCACACTCCATATAAGTGCAGCATCAGCATCCATGCTTCCTTCTACAAGCGTGTCTGTTTGTTGTATAGCATCTATGAGTTGCGGATAAACTTCTTGTGCATTGTTGGGTAAGTTACCTGGAAAGTGAGATATTTTCATTGTGTATTTCTAAACCTATAAATAGTTATATGCGCACATTATCAGTATTTACCTCCTGGCACGAAGCAGGATACAAGAAATATGGTAAGCATTTTATCCAAGGATATAATGCTAACTGGCCCAAGGAAGTTCCTCTTAGTATATACGCAGAGGATCATAATCCAAGTATACAGGGTAATCATAGTATTACACTATACGATCAACGAACAACTTTGCCAGATTTAAAAAGTTGGCAACTGAGACATAAAAACAATCCACACGCACACGGACACAACAAGGACAAAACTAAAAAAAGTTTTCTCTGGGATGCAAGTCGCTTTGCTAACAAAGTATTTGCACTGTGGCATTTTGCGGAACACTGTGACACAGACATCTTTATTTGGTGTGATGGCGATGTAAGAACACATACACCTATGACCTTAGAGTTTTTACACAGCATTGCTCCTAGTGAGAATCAACTTGCTACATACTTAGGACGCAAGACTTGGCCCGAATGCGGCTGGATGATGTTTAATCGCCGTCATCCAAAGTTTTCTGAGTTTATGACGCAATGGCGTTGGATCTACGAAAGTGATGACATCTTTGAACATGAGGAATACCATGACAGTTTTATATTTGGAGAACTGGTTGAGGATTTCAAAGCAGTGGGCGTAGAGTTTAATGACCTAGGTGGACCAAATCAAAGTGGGCATGTATTCATCAACAGCGTACTGGGTGCGTACATGGATCACCTTAAAGGCTTTAGAAAAGAAGTTGGTAAAAGTCTCCAAGGTGATGTGCAAGGCAGTTTCCAGCATGATGCAGATTGGTGGAAAGACTTGCGCCAAGTAACAAAAGCACAGATTCGTGCAGAGAAACTAAAGAATCCTCATGAGTATGACGCAGCACAACAAGTAAAAAGTGCGGGCGTAAAAAAGAGTTGGAAAGACAAATGAGCAATTTAAGTGTAATACAAAATATAACAGAAGTACGCAGTGATCCATTTCCATATGTGTGCGTAGAAGGTGCAATGCCCGATAGATTTTACAGAGAACTAGAAGCAACATTTCCTGAGGATATGATTGTTAAACATACACAGCCACATGATGGCGGTATTACATATCGCTTTAAATGCAAGGAAGCAAAAGTTTGGCAAGTGCCTGCTATTTGGCAAGACTTTTTTGCATATCACACAAGCCCAGAATACTTTCGTAGTTGTGCAGAACTATTTGCTCCTCACATTGTTGCAGCATATGGCGAAGAGTTTTATGAAAATTTAAAAACAAAACCAGTAAGTGTGCGTGATGTAGACAACAGTGGACACTATGTTACAGACTGTCAGTTTGTTGTGCATGAGCCTGTGGACCAAACAGGCACAAGTCGCACACCACATGTTGATAATCCTGTTGAGATTTATGCTGGACTGCTATACATGCGCAAGCAAGCAGACATGGCACAGGGCGGCAACTTTACAGTGCATCGTGTAACAGGAGAAATCACTGAAGTAAACAAGAGCTTGGGCAGACAAGTAGATGACGGTTTACACGAGCCTGTGTTTGAAGTACCTTATCGTGCAAATAACTTTTGTATGTTTTTAAATGTAAAAGATAGTGTACACAGTGTTACACCTCGCATTGCTCCAACAGAGCGCAGACACAGCATTAACATTATTGGTGAGTTCAATGGCACAGGTAAGATGTGGAAGGTAAAAGAAATTAAGTCGTGAGTTATAGTATAGGAAAAACCAGTGGAGTTTACATAGGTGATGAAACAGTTGTTAAAGTATTCAATCTTAGAAACAAAAGCATTAAACCCACTAGAGGAAGTTATGAACTTTGTTGGCTGCGTGAAAAAACTTGTTTGGAAAGACTCAAAGGCAAACTGCATTTTCCACAGTTAATAGATAGTGATCAATCAAGTTTAAGTCTGCAAATGACAAGTTGTGGTGAAAGTTTGTTTCATACTTGGCAAGAACACAATCTTATGTTATACTTAGATCAAATAGATTCTATAGTAGATACATTAACTGAAGCTAACATACAGTATTTTTATGTGGGAATGGATCCTTCGCAGGCGGAAAGAAACGATAAAAAGATATTTCCACTGAGTAACTTTTGTATACAAGACGGAGAACTTAGTTTAATCGACTTTGAAATGGCTAATCCAGTTGATAGCCTAGCAGAATCACAAATAAGCGACAGACTAAAATATTTGTATGCTAACTATAATGCAGACCAATTTAAGGAATTGCTAAGATATGTTTTAACAAATCCGCGATCATCATACGAAGAAGAATTGTATGCAAAGACCAAAGATAAAAATAAAACAATGTTTAAAGAAATAAAGAAACGTAACCCAAGAGAGGTATGGAAGAACATGACTACATTTACACAACCCACTGAAAAAATTGTTAATGAATGGAAAAAGTATCAAAAACGCTACGGCATGAATGATGCTGTTGACAGAGTTGAGCGTATGAAACTTGCAACAGTTTGCACAGCGGATAAAAATATTGTTGATATTGGATGTAATGATGGATACATTACAATGCTAGTAGCACCAATGGTAAACAGTGCAGTGGGTGTAGAGCCACATGTGGAATTACCAGACAACAAGCCTGCAAATGTAACATGGATTAAACAAACGTTTAATGAGTTTTTAGAATCCAACACACAACAGTATGATGTACTGTTAAGTTTAGCAGTTAGTATTCAATTGCGTGACTTTGGTGGACTAACAGAGCAACAGATTGTAGATGCTTACTATAGTTTACTTCCTATAGGCGGCATTGTTGTGCATGAAACACAAAAACTTGAAAATCGTCCCAACAACCAAGAACATACTGCAGCAATGGTTGCAGCATTTAAAACAAAGTTTGTAGAGATTGATCACGGACAAGCAAGACCAGGCGGTCGTAGAGAATATTATCATTTCCGTAAGGAGGCGTAAATGGCGTTTAATAACATTATGCAATTAGCAACTGCAACGTTGTCAGCACAAGGTGCATTTGCTCCAGGTGCAACAGTGGTTGAATGGGGCAATCAGCGTTTTAGATACAGTGAAGGATGGTTAAATGAATGTGAAAAAATATCAGGACGAGTACATAGACGACCCACTAAATTTGTATGGGAGTACTTTGAAGACCTCGGATTTAGTGACTATCTTGCTATTGATGTTAATACTGAACTTCGTGCTATTGCTATGGACCTTAATTTCATACTAAAAGACAAGTACAATTACACCACACAGTTTGACTATGTGACAAACAACGGCACAGGTGAACACATCTTTGACCAGCGCACAGTGTTTGAAAACATGCATAACTTGTGTAAGGTAGGCGGTACAATGATTAATGTACTGCCATTTGCTCCATGGTTTAATCATTGCTTTTACAGTTTTCATCCAGGTTTGTTTCGTGACATTGCTGCAGCAAATGGCTATGAATGGCAGTTTATGTGGTTAGCGCAGAACACAGGCAAGTATATTGATTGTCCAACAAGCATGGATAGTTGGGCGCACTATGAACAAAAGAAACCTCGTGCGCCTGTCAGCGAACTAGAACAGGCATATGACGAACTACATGCTAGAGATGGCAAAGCACACAATGTAAGTATTGTAACAGCATATACTAAAACCACAGACAAGCCTTTTGTTATCCCAATGCAAGGTCGGTATGTCAATGATGTTGTGGATGATCTTAAAGGTGAATACAGCGAAACTAACGTTGATGTAAGACAAGCAGATCATACAAGTGCAACCTACTAGAGTATGAACTTATACTTTAATACACATAATAGTGAAAGCAAATGCAACTGGGTAATGCGCAGTTTGCTTAAAGGCTGGTCTGGCTCTCGCCCGGTGTATGCTAGAGGTGAAATAGATCACACCCCCAGTCACTTCTGGGGATTTATTCAAGACAACCAACAGAGAATACAGGCACTAACACAAGCAAATGTAGATTGGTACTTTTGGGATATGCCTTACCATGGAAGATGGCATGAGCATACAAAAAAGGACTATTACTGGCGTGTTAGCCGTAACAGCGTTCATTATCGCAAGACAGTGGATTATCCTGAGGACAGATTTAAACAATGGGGTGTACAACCAAAGTCATATACCACTGGATCAAAAATTCTAGTATGTCCTAGCAGTGAAACAATGACACGCTATATTACTGGTATGGACGTAAAGATGTGGGTCCAAATGATTACATTGGGCTTGCGTAAGTATACAGACAGACCTATAGAAGTAAGACACAAGCCCAGAGCACGTGGTACTAGTGGACCTGCTGCCGCAATTATCCCATTTGCAGAACAAGCACAGGATGCGCACTGTGTGGTTACTTGTATAAGTTTGAGTGCGCTAGAAGCACAGTTGATGGGCATACCAACCATATGTCATCCAGCAAGTTTTGCAGCAGATATAAGTAGTATTAGTTTAGAGGAAATCGAAAACCCTCGGTGTGTAGATAGACAGCAATGGTTTAACAATCTTGCTTACAGTCAGTTTACACACGATGAAATAGAATCAGGACTAGCACAAGAGATACTCAATGCCTAAGTTATATGTATATGACACATCCAGACGCAAAACTACTCTGTTTACAATAGCGTTTGCTCGCGGTGTAATTAGACAAGCACATATAGCACCCAATAGAGCTTGGGAAGTAAAGCATATGCCTATTCAGCAATATATAGATCACGGATTGCCTCATGACGCTGACGCAGTAGCAACATTGGGTATATTGCGTGGTACTGGATTGTTACTAAAAGAAGCAAAGCAGAAGGACATAGACTATTACTACATGGATCATGCTTATTATAATCCAGGATATAGTGGCAAAGGCTGGATGCGTATTACAAAAAATGGTCACGCATGCACTACACTAAAGCCTTGTGATGCAACAGCATATAATGGCTTTGCAGCAAGCCAGGATAAAAATGTAGCGCAACCATGGACAGGCTCACGAGGAAGCAAAATAATTATTTGTCCTCCTACACATGCAGTGCAATGGTTTCTGGATGAATACACCTGGGAACAAGACACTATAGAAAAGTTAAAAAATATATTACCTGCAGATCAACATGATCGTATTGTTGTAAGACCTAAACCCAAAGAACCCATTGTTGATGAACGAGGCAATTTACTTGAGCTTAGAGTAAATCCACAACAAGGTAGTTTAGCAGAAGATCTAGAACAAGCATGTTGCGTTATTGCTTACAACAGTATGGTAGCACTGGAAGCAACACTTAAAGGCATTCCAGTTATCACCAGCGAGCATAGTTGTTGCACACATGTTAGTTTTCAGTTAGAGGATCTAGCAACACCAGAAGTGTTTAGCACAGAGCCTGGCAATAGACAAGCAGTATTAAACTGGTTAGCATACAATCAGTGGAAGATGGCAAATCTAGAAGATGGCACAGCGTGGCAGAGATTGCAAGAGAACTATGCATGAGAAGATTGTTTGTTAATAGAAAAGACAGTAATGACACTAACAACAGTGCAGCTCGACTAAACTCCGATGTGTACAATCCAGGTGACTATTGGTGTACCCCCTTGCACTATTGGCAGGAGTTTAGAAAAGGCGACTGGGTTGACATTATGAACATTGATTCGGCGGATTTAAACAGTTACGATCAAATCATTGTAGGCGGAGGCGGGTTATTAGGTAACGATAATTTTGATCCATATATACAACAACTACTACCACATGCAAACAGAGTTTGGTTTTGGGCGCCTGGTATTAACAGTAATATACAAGATCATAAAGAAATAACACAACGAGGGTTTGCAAGATTAGTTGAAACCAGTCGAGCAAAGCGTTATAATCTTAAAGGATTTGTTAACAAGCAAATCTCAGTGAGAGATTACAATCAAGCATATGATTACTTGCCTTGTGTTACATGCATGCATCCAGTATTCGATGATGTTGAAAGTGAAGTAACGCAAGATTATTTAATACTTGCACATCATAAAGTAAAAGCATTATTAATTCAGCATCCGTTTTTTGAAAACAAAAAAAGACTATTACAGCCTAAAACAGAAATTGACAAAATAGTAAAAGAAATAAAGCGCAGCAAGTACATTGTTACAAATAGTTACCATGGTGCGTATTGGAGTATGCTGTGCAATAAGCCCGTTGTGATAGTTTCGCCGTGGACAAATAAGTTTTTCTTTTTCAAAAATCAACCTGATATTATTACACCAAACGAAATTAGTTTAATAGCATTAAAAGAAGCAGCACCTAAAAAACAAATAGACTGTTATGATTTTACTAGTATAGAAACATATCCGGACTATCTTGAAGAATGTAGAACTGCAAATAGAGAATTTTATTTAAAGGTAACAGCACAGTGAAACACATATGGTATGAACGCAATGAGTTTGTACAAAACTTTATACCTGCAGGCAGCATTGTAGACTTTGGATGCGGGCAGCGTGAAATACTGGACTTTGTAACACCCACTGAATATTTAGGTATAGACTGCAATGAACATGCAGACATATACCATGATCTAAATAAACCACTGGTACTGGATAAACAATATGATGTTGGGTTATGGTTAGGCGTGCTAGAATATTTGAACGACCCGGCTCAAAGTGTACACAATCAAAAAGATTGCGCAAAGCAGTTTATTGTGTTAACATTAAATGTAGAAATAAAACCACAATATGGTTGGAAAAATGCATTTACTAGAGACAGCATTGACAAACTACTGTGCAATATATTTGCAGAAGTTGAACATCACACCTATAATAGTTACACACTGAGCATATGCAAGTAATAGCCTTTAAAGAACAGTTTGATCCTGATTATTTTCCTATAGAGTTTGATTATCCAAATTGGCTTATAGTGCCGTTTGCGGATAGATCAAGTTATTTTCCTGATGCTTATTTTCAAATTAACGTAAACAAACCTAACAGTAAATGGTCAGATATATACAACTTTATTGATAGCACAGGCAAGCCTAAACTGGTATGCGAAAGCACACCATTTAGACGCAATGGTTATCGCGGAGATAACAATGGCTGGTATTATAGACTGGGATGGAATCATTTTTTACGCAGCGGTGTTTTCAACAACGCTGACAGCGACAGTGTGCGCTGGGAACAAATAAAACAACATCAAGGACTGGACTTTTTGCCGTGGCGCAATCGTGGAGATTATATATTAATTGTACTACAAAAGTCAGGAGACGCTACGCTTAATACAATGTATGAAAAGTATGGCACTTATGATGCATGGCTTTTGGAAACAATTACAAACATTCGCAAATACACCAGTGAGCCTATAATAGTTAGACCTCACTTTGGAACAAGCAAAAGTGTATACAAGACTGCAATACAACAGCCAGGCGTAAGCGTAAGTGGCGTATGGCAAGATAGAGATACTATATTTGAAGGCGGCGCTAGTTTACAACAAGATCTGGACAGTGCTAGAATAGTTGTAGGATATAATAGCAATGCACTAGTAGAAAGCGTATGTGATGGTATACCTACTGTAGCACTGGATCAAGATGCAGTAACATATCCTGTAAGTATAAATCTTCAAGACATTAACGCACCCAACTTGACTATAGATAGAACACAGTGGGCGTGGGATTTAAGTTATTGTTGTTGGACGCTTGCTGAAATAAGATCAGGCATTGCTTGGCAGCATCTTAAATCTGTGCAGCCCACTGCTTAAAAGCAACTAGGTTGTTGATATACCATGGGCTGTTATAGTTACGAGCACCTGCAGCAGGATCCACAAACAGCGTTTTTCCGTGATATAGATTTATTGTGGCATTTAGGAATGTTTTATTACAACAAATGTGTGTTTCGTGCTTGTCTCCGGGAAAAGGAAAACCTGCACTGTGTATACCGCCTACACTTACACTGTTAGGCATAGTCCAGAGTATATTAGCAACACCAGCACCAGCAGTGCTTATGTATTTTTTCATGCCATTGAACAGTACAATCTTTTCCGCAAGTGTATAGTTCTCACCAAACACTTCTGTATATCCTAACCCAGTAAGTATATCAACAACTTCATCTTCATTGGTTAGTCCACGCTTTACAGTATTATCTTCTCCAATAACTGCTTTGCGATCACTTAGTGGATTAGCGTGAGCTCTGCGACTTAGATATACGTTGTCATACTGTTCTACATGCGCACGAATTTTAGCACGTTCTATACACTGTTGTAATAAATGATATTGTGCTGCAGTAGGTCTTGCACGTTTTCTGCGATGATCCTGTCCTATTGTATCACCAAAATACACACGTTCGTATACGGTGTTTTCATCTGAAAATTCATAATCAATATCCAATAGTTGCAACAGTTCTTCTACAAATGGGGGATGTTTTACAATTCCTCCTTTGGGACGAGGATTGCAATTTACAATTAGTTTAAGATTGGGTACAGTTTTGCGCAGTTCAAAATATCTTGTTAAGCACCCCACTCCATCTAATAACATGTGATAATAATTAACCAGTGGGATAGTATACCAGTAAAAATAGTTTCCAGTGCGAGTGTGACTAACTTCTGGTATTGTAATAGGTGTTTTATAATTCTTAAAAATAGCTGTGGCGTTTTTGCCTAAATGTACAGGAATTAATTGCCCTTGTTCGACAAAGAATTCCATTTTTGTCTTTGCTAGATCAAGTATCTGCAGATTGTTAAATTCTGCAACACTATTTGTCATTTTTGATAAAATCATGAACTATAAAGGTTAATAACTTCTTTTTTCCATATATGATCATATTCGCAATCACGCATGTTTTCAAACCAAGGACCACCTTCAGTATAGTGTAGCACTTTTGGTGTGCCATCTACACCTTCTTTGTAATGTCCTACTAGCCAGTTCCACTCTGGACCCAGTTCACCAATCTCACTATCGTCACACCATTCAAATCTGTGCACGTAAGCACCTGTTTCAGTGTTTACAGTTTCCAAGTCTAGATTTTTACAACTAGGATGCGCACAGTTAAAGATCATAAAACTCGACCAGTTCTTACGAGGATACTGCAACTGCATTTGTCCATCCATTTTCAATCCTTCTGGTGGATTGTAGTCATGCTTCACTACCCATACTGCTTTTGATTCATCTTTGAAACCATTTTCAAACAAGTGATACGCATCTGTTAAAAACACCATATCACTGTCGCAGAACACTGCTAGTCCTTTGTAGTTGTTTAGGTGTGGAATGAGAAAGCGTGTAAATGTAAACTCAGTACTAGCCAGTTTATCTACTTCACGCCAGTAAAGTTTTTGCTCACGTAGTTCATTTTGTTTAAGAGGGATAACATTTACAAACTCTCGGTATGTGCGTCTTAGTATTGAATGTTCGCATACTTGATATGCAATATCTTCACGGCTATCCCAGCCAACATATATATTGTTCATTGATTGATTTTCCTGTATAATAAATAGAATAATAAAGTGCGTATATTATTTATCAGGTGTTTCAATGACAACAGTAGTTTTAGTAACAGGCGGCTTTGATCCGCTGCACAGTGGACACATTGCTTACTTTGAAGCAGCACGAGAGTTTATCCCAGACCCTGATGCAGGTGACCAACTCTGGGTAGCTCTAAATAGCGATGCATGGCTTGCTCGTAAAAAAGGTCGTAGTTTTATGCCTATTACGGAACGAGCAAGCATTGTTAAAAATCTATGGATGGTGGATCGTGTTATAACCGGATTTGATGACAGTGATGGTAGCGCAAGCGGCGCAATACATCAAGCATTTAATTTGGGCGCAGAGCATATCGTATTTGCAAATGGTGGTGATAGAGGTACAGATAATACACCAGAACAAGAAGCATACAGCCACAGTCATGATATAGACTTCCTGTTTGGCGTCGGCGGCGAAGATAAACGCAACAGTAGCAGTTGGATTCTCAAAGAATGGCAAGCGCCTAAAACAGAACGAGAGTGGGGACACTACAGAGAACTATATAGTGGAGATGGATTTGCTGTAAAGGAGCTAGTTATTGCTCCGCACAGTAGATTAAGTATGCAGCGGCACAAACACCGCAGCGAAACTTGGAACTTGGTTAGTGGCACAGCATATGTACTAACAAGTACCAGCAACAGTGATCCTACTGACGGTGCAAGACGACAACTGCTTACTCCGCCCAACCCTGTAGACATTCCTAAAGGAACTTGGCATCAAGGCGTAAATGACAGTGACGCGCCAGCACACATTGTCGAAGTGTGGAAAGGCCCAAGCGAACTACTAACTGAAGAAGATATAGAACGCTGGGATTAATATGAAAGATGTAGCAGTAGTATTTGCTGGTGAAAAATTTACAGAAAAACACCTTTGGCAAAAACGCCAACAACTTGATAAACACTGCAGTATTCCTACTAGATTGACAGTGCTAACTGATAATCCTGCAAGAGTAATGGGATTGGGATTGCGTGATACAAGAGCAGTCTTATTACCTAATTGGCACTTACATGGCCCCCGACAATTATGGTGGTATAAGTGTTTTCTGTTTGCTGAATCAGAACAGTTCAAATGGTATGGTGATGTATTATACTTGGATTTAGATACAATTTTAGTTAATGATATTGCAAAATTTTGGGACTATGAGCCGGGTAAATTTTGCATTTGTCAGGATTTCAATAGATGTTTTATCAAAGATTATCCAGTTAGTAACAGTAGTGTAATTCGTTTTACACCCGGTGATCATACAGGAATACATGAATATTTTGAACAAAATCAAAATTCAATTATTAAAAAGTTCAGAGGCGATCAGGACTATATAACATGGTGGTTCAAAGAACAACCAAATAGAGTTTGGTGGCCCAGAGACTGGGCCATGAGTTATAAATGGGAAATATTACATGGAGGTTCAAAGCATGGCGGTACTGATATAAGATATCCAGACGATTATTATCAGCCTGATCAAGAATGGATTATGCCTAAAGACTGCAGTATTGTGGTATTTCATGGAAAACCTGATCCGTGGAACACTCATTTTGGAAATATTCATACTTTTTAGGTTGACAGTTCTTTAAACTGTGCTATATTAATATAGTAAGTTGAAATTGAGGAGAGAGCAATGCAAAACGAAATTCAAAAATTGATCCAAGATATTGTTAATGATTATGCTAACTGGCAGGGACTTTGTGCTGCACGGAATGCAGACACTTGCAGTAAAGTGCAGAACGATATGTTTGATCGCTTTAAGTCACGCATTTCTTTTAAAGAAGGCAAGAAATACATTAAAATCTTTACTGAAGGTGGCAGTGTATGGGGCTTTGTTGTTAAACAAGATGATGCAAAGTTTCGCAAAGGCGATATACTAAAAGCAGCAGGTTGGAACGCTCCTGCTCGCAATGCAGCACGTGGTAACATCATTGATGGTGGTTACTCAATCCAGTGGACAGGTCCACTTTACTTAAAATAGGAGACTACAATGATGGTTATGGACAAAAAAGAACAAGCGGCTTATGATGCAGCAATGGCTGAATACTTTGCTAAAGGTGGTAAAGTTACCACTTGTCCCGTTAACGAGCGCACAGAGGGCTTGGTAACAAACATTTGGAAGCGCGGGCCAGGTCGTCCAACCAAAGAGCAAGCAGAAAAGGCTGCCAAAGCAGACACAGACGAATAAAAAGGTTGACATAATCTGTATCTGTGCTATGTTTAATAGTAAGTTGTTTTTGAGGAGAGAGATATGCCCCAGATTTTTTCAGTTTTCCAGATTGTTATTGACAAAGACCTTAGAGATCTTATCAACAAAGAAGGTCATGATTGTCATGTAAAGAGCAAGGCTCGCATACAAGCGATGATGGAAGGCGATGTGCGTCTTGGTGTAATGCATGATTGTTACACTAAGGTAGCAGAAGTGGTTGCTGATGATTTGAATCATGTCTTTGAAGTTGGAAACATTGGTCCTGAGGATCGTATTACACGCCTTGAAAAAATGACTAGCATCAGTGTCGGAGACATTATTGCAGATGCAGATGGCAATCGTTGGGCAGTTATGAATGTTGGCTTTATGCCACTTGCCCCTAGTTTACAACAGAAAGAGATGGCATAATGTTTTTTGAAATCGTATTAGTTGCTCTAGCAGTTTCGGTTGGCTTTATGCCTATATATATTGTATTAGCGGAGGTTTAGTAATGTTTGATGTATTCACAACTGCCACAGGCACAATTGGAACATATCCTACACTGGATAAGGCTGTAGTTGCCGCTAAGAAACTTGGGCGTACAGCGCAAATCTTTAACACCAACAACCCTTTTAAAGTTGTTAAAACAGTAGTTGCGAGGTAGTAAATGATTAAGTTTTATGTATTAGCCGCAAT